GATCATTCTCTCAGTCCGTAGCTGCGTCTGGAGGTTAAGAGCCCTACACCATTTGTCGCAAAGGACAGAAATCGTTGAAGTCTCTTAGCCAATTAGAGAGCTCAGGTGACACGCTCAAGCCATCAGTTAATTGAGCGGATAGACAATCGGCTAAAGTAACTCTCAAAATTTCAGTATCATCAAAAGCAGCGTTAGCGTCGTTTAGCAAGAATGGCATGTTATCAACATAATCCCCGAATGTACCTCGCAGATGATCAGCTGAATAAGTAATAGAGCGATGATGAGCGGCATCTATATCTCCAGCTCTAGTATCAGAATAGTAATTAAAAATGACCACTTTACCTGCATCACTAAGCCTTTTTAAGAATGCGATTCTCGCGTATTGCTCGTCTGCAGAAGCATCGATCATTAGAACAAAAATACATACAATGATGTCATATCGCTCAAATGGTTCAATGTGATTCCAATCAGTGTATTCGTCGAGATGAATTACATTATATAAATTCATATAATTTGGAAGATAGTGACGATCCATCACTGTGTAATCCCATGCCGTCAAAGTAAAATTAATGCCTTCGCATGCACGACCCCCAATATCCATTAAAGCTTTAGGATATGGATATAAATCTTGGAAATGATCACGAAGCGCTTGCACAATACGACGTTTAATTGCTAAGTTATATACACCACTTTCAGTAATGGCTACACCATGAGGGAGAGTAATAGGCACTTTAGAAGAAGAAAGAGGACCAGAAGTAGGATATTTATCCCCACCTTGAGCTATTTGTACTCTTGAAATACTTCCAACTCGCAAGGTCAATGCAGCGCGTTTCCTCCATCTATTTCCATATATGAATAGCTCGAAATTAGTGGGATCGCCAACAGGAACGACATTAGCTCGTTCACTTAGTGCGGAAGCGGCATCAAGCGCGTGATCATACTCTTCTTGATTCCTCGCTCTGAACATATAATAAAAATGTTGAGGCTCACCTAGAGAAGCTAAAACCTGTCCAGAATTAACCATACTTTTAACTCGAAATGCTTGAACGAAATCAGGTTTGGGTGCCAAAAACATATGCCTATCTTCTAACCAATCGGTAATTAAAGATGGATTTAAATGTTGTCCTTCTCCTATCTGAAAAATTAAATAAGCTTCTAAAGAGAAAACTCCCGAAGCGAGAGGTTTAATAAAGAACACACGAAAGTATACTTGGTCAGCTAAACGATTCATTAATATATTTAACACGCGGGGAGTTACATACTGAAGCTTATATGCTAAGACAACCCGAGCGTATGCAGACATTTGACGAATATGCTCTGACACAATAACTGCTATCTCTTCCTCCGTTTGCTCTTCTGATTGATCTATATCAGATATAATAATGTGAGGAGTCCCATGATAAAGAAGATTAGCGATATTCGTTCGCAAATTAAAGTCTCGAGCTTGAGCGCCAATTCCAGGAGCCACATTAAATTTCCCAGGTAGTAATTTCAGCAAGTCTTGTACAGGTTCAGTAATAGTACCAAAGAACTGGACGCTATAAGGAGTCGCTCTAGCATGATCAAGGATGCCCGCAGCATATAAAGCATCAACCAATCCTAAAAGCTTCGCAGTAGAATTATTCCACCTCGTTCGCTTGTCCACATCCTGTGCAAGTACAATCTCCATAATATCATGTAAAATGGGATGCGCTTCAAGAGTCTCAAGAAAAGTGTCACCAAACACTTGTTTCAAAGATCTTTCATTAATTTCTCTCGTCTTAACACGAGGTCGAATGGTCATGTCTCTAAAGTCATTCCATGTCATACGGTAATCTCTCAATTCACCAAATTCTGGCACTGGCTGAGGCTCTTGTTCATTTCCTAATGGTAAAGCGACGGAAGTAAAGAAAGATGGACTATACGTTGCCCAATCCCATCTCGAATCAAGAGTGAGAAAGTTTGACCCATCTTTAATGTCAAAGGGAGCGGCTGGGTAAGCAGGATTAGGAAGAGTAGCCACGGTAAGTCGGTATCCTCTGTTGTCCCCTTCATGCATGCCAACATCAGCTAGTTCAATGCCATCCCACGTAACTTCGGTATATTCATCTTGATTAATCTCTGTTTCAGGAGTGATCACATATGTCCCAATGGTAGGCTTGAAGAATCGACGTTGCATGCTAAGTAGTCTGCCACGATCAGGAACAGGCATCTCATCCAAACACTCATCAATACTCTCACTAATTCGCTTATAATTCCGATACGTAATAGGAGAAAAGTCTTTAGGGTAAGGACAAGAAGATAAAAGTTGATAAAGTAGCCCTCGGCCGAAATGAAAGCCGCCATAAGCGTAAGTAAGGTGAACATGCTCATATCGATGCTGAGTTTGTATTTCGTGAAGCATCCTCCAATTACGATATACGTTATACGCTTGACCAATCATCACTCCTTCCTCTGAGGCGTAAATAAAAACATGAGGCCATCCTAAGTTTTGATTAGAATGATAATATGCATAAAACTTGGGATAGATGTTCGCACGATAGAATTCTTGCTGCATCACATCTAACGTTACCTCACGATTTAGGAACCAACCTACTTGTTTATTCTCTAATTGCGAAATTACTCTAAAATCCCTATCCCTTAGCAACATCGCTGGGTTTTCATAATATGTCGCAGTTTGAGTGGGGAGCAACACAAGTTCATGTTCACCAAAGTTTATGATTTCTCCCATAAGCTCTGCATACTGAACGATTGGTAATACTTCTGATTCTTGTGGTGGTAAACTAAACGCAGCAGAAACCACATCTTGCAAACGCATGTACAATGGTTTATGAGTTAATCTCACTGCCTCCCAAAATGCTAAAGCTGAAAAGTCGCATCCCTCTTTTGGACGTACATCATTACGATAATGATTGACAATGTCAACTATGGGTTGCAGTCGCGATGTAACTTCTGCCTCCACTCGACTTAATTTCTCTTCATTCGTTAATTTTGGATCATCGACGCGCATATTATGAAATAAATTTGATGGGAGATTTATTCTCTTCCATACTCGTCGAAATGTGATGACGTACGAATCAATAATAGAATCATATGAAACCGAATAGTCGGGGGTGGCTAAGGCTTGGTGCGCAGATACTGCAGGAAATCGTTCATTAGTTCTAGAAGATGAGACATTGATAGTAAAAGGATATAATCGATTCTGAACGTTGCCGGGGGTAGGGAACTCCATGCTGAGAAATTTATC